GGTTCATCATGTATTCTCATGTAACGTCTCTAAAATAGAATCAAAACTATCAAGAGGAAAAGCATATGTCATTACTGGCGTACTTGCAGCTGCATCTTTCCAACCTGTACCCATACGCTTTTTAACTTCTTTTACTTTGATGCCTATCTTGTTTAACTCAAATACAATTTGTCGAGAGCTTACCATGTTTTCTGCTAGAAACTTACGAAACTCAGGCTTAGAAATAAACATTAAATTATTATCCATTTCAGCTCGAAGAACTAAAGAAGTTCTAGGCTCCATTTCTAGATTGCCGTTTTTAAAAGCTAACATGCCTGTTTGATTCTTCATAATAAATTCTCCAACAAGTCCTGCATAGTCTACTTGATTGACTTTTACTACTCCGTCTCTAATAGCTATCATTTCACTAACAATCCTGTCATAAATCCTGTCAAGGTCATAATCAATGATTTGTGCTTGTAAAGCTATTTCTCCTGCTGTCATTGATGCGGCAAGTGTATTCTCATAAAATCTATAAGCGGTATCCTCTCCAAAGTCTTTTCTAAATCGCACTACCCATTTTTCTATCATGTGTTGTACTTCAGCATCTGAATGTTTATATAAATTAAATATAAAGTCTCTCCCTGCCCACCCATAATTAAATCTAAACTTATCAAATATTTCTCTACCCATAGTAGCGTCGTCTTTAAAAAGTTGGGGTTTTTTAACTGAAAACTCAATTAACCGAGCCACCTCTCCATTAGGGTCTTTTTTCAATACACTAAGCTTGTCATACAAAGAATGATTAGAAGTAAATATAGCTATCAAACTTGCGGACATCTCGTGGTCACGTTCAGCATTAACCGATGCTTGCATCCTAATTTTAGACTTACCTTGAGATATTTTGTGGATAAGCTGTGATAAATCTTTCGGTAATATATTACCCACTTCATCAAGACCAAAAGGTATATTGTGTAATCCCAGATAACGACCAGTCATACCATTTGCTGTTGCTTCTAATACAGATAAATCTTTAGGGTTGCCCCACAAAGAAAGACAACTGTATAAAGCACCTGTCTTAGCTGCACCTGACTCTCCAGTTAAGCATAAAGTAACTCCTGAAGTAGAAGTGTAGTCCATCAATGCAGATCCAAAACCAGTGAGTAAAGTAAAAGCGTGAAGCTCTAGCGTGCGTTGATTAAGTCTGTTTGCTGCTTCTTTCCAAACTTTATAGTCACCGCTAGTTTTTAAATGCTTGGCGATGCCACGACATAATGGAGATGTTGGTGCAGATATTTCTTCTCCTTTTCTAGTAAGTTCAATTTCGCCTACTACAAATGATTCTCTTTCTGGGGTCCACCCCATTTGCATCCGCATAATTTCTGCAGACTGTTTTCCTGTTAGATATTGTCCCCATTTAAGTATATAGTTCATAAGATAATGCGCTCCTTTAGCGTCGGTTGAAAATAAAACCCCTTGACTTGCCATTATTTCTTTAAACTTTTCGGTTGAATAAACAATCCGCATAGGCAATAAAAATTCTCTCTCAGGGTCGTGAGGTAAAAATGCTTTCATCAATAAACAATCTCCGTCTGCCGGACTATAAATCCTTTTGATTGGGAAGACGTCGTACATTGAAACCAGTATAGGGTCTGGAGGTATTTGAGTACCGTCCTCCGCGAATACAGCAGGAGGCATAAAATAAATGCCACCTTGCGCCCCATAAATAAAAGGAAAAACTTCGTCTGGAAGTGATGAAAGTCCTTTTGATACTTTAGTACTTTGCTTTGATACAACTTCAGAAAAAACATCTTTCTCCGCGGGTTTTAACACCTTACCCAATTGCAACGGATTAGTAATCTTACCTCGATGTGAACAATCGTTGCATACTTCTGGATTAATAGAATTAAATGTTTCGCATGAGTGAGGCATATCTTGAGTTTGAAGTGCTTTTTTCTCTGTCTCCTCTGCGTTGTATGTTGGATAGCCTTTAGATATTTCATGTATTGCTTTATCTCTATCCTCACAATGTTGAGCAATAGACAAAGCTGAATACCATAAAGGTTCTGCTAAAGTCTCAGCATTATTAAGGACATATTTAATTTGAGCACACCCCTGTTGTTTTATTTTTTGAAAGCTGGTGTCAAAATTACCTATGCTTAATAACTTTTTTTGTTTGTCAGAACCTTTTGTAATTACAGGAAGCGACGTATCAATCTCCCCTAAATAATCTTGAAACTCTTTAAAGTCATAAACAGAAAGAGGCCCGTCTATAATTTTAGTAGGTACAGGTGGATCAGTTTTTAAATTAAATGTATTAGGACACCGAAGTATTCGAGCTAAATCAGCGGTAACTACAGGGTCTATCTTAAGTCCTTTCTTAATACAAAGGTCTTTAAATTTTTCTGCGTACGGCTTCCATTCAGCTGCGGGTATGTCCTCATCAAATAACCAATAAGCGTGTATGCCTCCTCCTGAATCAATCTTTATAGGGGGCGGTAAATTAGCTCGTTCTACAAAAGAATCCACTGCTTGCGAAGCTTCACTCTTAGTATCGTATCCTTTACCTTCTCCTACATCTAGGTCTACAAAAAAAGACCTTACATAAACTGCATCATCTGCTTTACGGCTATAACTTGAAAAAGAACTCAACGCAACAAAAATGTTTTGTTTTTCTTCATTAAACTGAGATACTGCAAGTTGTATATCGTCAATAGACTCTACAAATTTATGTCTTGGTATTTTCTTAATAGGATCGATAGCCGCTACACAATAAACCCCATTGCTAGGTAATGCCTTTTTATAAAACTCTGTAATCATAGTCTTCCTATTACATTCGACTCAATAAATTGTTTCGCCTCTTTATGAGATTGAACAGGTAATGAATTTAAAGAAAGGTTATTATTAATAATATCCATAAGTTCTTCAATCCTTTCTATGTTTTTACTTCGTACTGCGTTACCCCTAAACCAGTTATAAAGAGTCATGCGAGACACTCCAAGCACTTTAGCTACTTCGCCTGGAGGTAGATTGGCTTTAACACATAGGAGTCCAAACTGAACTCCTAGTCTTTTATCATTAAATGAATACAGGTCTCTTAAATATCTTTCACTAAACATAAAGTCTCCTTAGTTTTTCACCGACCATTTTTTAACGATGTCGTCCACATCAGCAGGCTTTTCTATAACAGGCTTACCACTATCTTTTAGTGTAGGTTGTTCGACTGCTAAGTCAGACTGTGGAAGAGCGTCAGCATTAAGAGCAGCAGGTGGATTTTCCTCAAACCCCTCTTCAGCCGCAGTAGGTTCTGTATGTTGAACATAGCCTTCTTCTGCTTTAAACCCAAAGTCATCCACAGAAACATCAGCTCCATCTACATATTTTATTACTTGCACTCCCATTAACTGAAGCTTTACTCCTGCCCCAAGTTGTGGAGAATACCAAGGTTTAAGTTCAGCTTTAACTTTAATTTCTGATCCACCCCAAATATTACTATTAGTCATTTGTTTACCCGCTGCATCAAAAATCTTCGGCTGATACTTAGATTTAAACTTAAGAATTGTATTGCCTGTAGCTTTTTGACCATCATCAAACTCAGGTTCATATGGAGGGTTAGCTGTATTAGGTTGCTTACCTGTAGTCTCCGCTACGTCTTGTAAATTCTTTTTAAAAACTTTATTAATAGTTTGAATAAGTGGTTTAGCATCCGCTTCAGAAAGAATAAGATTAGTTTTAAAATCTCCCGCTCCTGTTTCTTCATCAAACTGAACCCACTTGACATCAGGTTTTGATATCCAAGGGTACTGAGAAACTCCTGTTGGAGTGACTATTACAATAGGCTGTTCATCCGCCATAATTAAATCTCCTTATATAAATGTGACCACTTTTGCACGATTGCATTTGCTTCGGCTCGGCGGTCGGTTTGCATTGCATCTTTTTTACTAAACCCAAAAGACTCTGCGTCTAGTAATTTAGGTACAATGTTTAATTGCACTGCGTTGAGTGCTTCTTTACTTTCTCCATAGCTCTTTACTACCTCAATGTATTCTGAGTCTACTGCCGAACTAGGAGAAAATAATACTTTCGGGAACGACGCGACTGTGTCTAAATGAATTTTAGTTATCACCTTGTTTGCATTTACATTGTTAGTCGCTAACATATTAATATATGTTTTTAATCCCCATTTTCCATATGATTCTTTTTGCCAACATGAATTAGACGGTACAATAAACTGAAACACGCCACTATCTAAATCATCTTTTACTACTACCGCTATTTGCCACGAGATTTTGCAGGAAGACCCGTTACTCACTACGCTATTACGAACGCTGTAAGGACATTGATCGCACGAACTAGATAAAGGTTTAGATACTTCTGCGTCAGGAGTCTTTGAGTCACTAGACCAACAAGTAGGCTTTGTGTACACCCCTGGAGTAAAAGATTCAGGGTAATAACGACGGTTAGTAGTATGGGCCATACGAACTATAACTACCTTTAATTCACGACCCTCTACTACTTTAATAACCCCACTACCCAAATGTTTTTGAAATGTGTTGTCTTTAACTTTTAACCTCTGACTACTTGTATATTTTGCTCCTGCAACTGCAAGCGTATCAGAATCCAACACTCCCTCAACTATATTAGGGTTGTCGCTAATAATTTTATCTAACTCGTCTGTCATTTTAAGTTTTATTAGTCGGCTTTTTAACTACGATATTGTATTCCCTTATAGAATTTATTCCTGGGGGAAGACCGTCATTTCCATGACTTACTAAATACTCTTTTAAATTACCGTTGTGTAGCCTTTGTTGTAGTAACTCAATAAGATTGTTTTCCATAATAAAACTTTTCAAACCGTCCCAGTCACTACAAACAAAATTTTCTCTTAGTGTTTTAATAATAGTTCCAGAACCTGTTTTAATACTATCGGCGTTAATGTTATTACATTCTATTAACATCACGGCTTCTAGCTTTTTAAGTTCCTCTTTTAAGCTTAAATCCTCTAGTTCATATTTTCTTTTCAAAGCGTCTCTTTGATTTCTGATGGCGATATAAGCACCTACATAATCATCAAGCTGCACTTTGTTTTCGGTTGATGTTTCTAACTCACTCATGTGTATCTCCTCTCTTTAAATTATTAATAAGTGTATCTACTTGCTTTTGCGAGTTTTTTGCGTCACGATCAACTGTGGCTAAATGGTCAAAAAACTTTTCAACATTAATATTTCTTCTAGCCAATAAACCTAATATAAGGCACGACAAAATTAAATATTCATGATGAGGTCTCTTACACATATTTTCAATTGCACTATCAATTAAACGCATTAGTTTATCAAATTCCTCATAAGGTGGCTCGCTCATAGTCCTATCTCCTCTCTATATAAATCAACTAAATTTTTATGCCTGTCTACTTTACCTTGTAACATAGCGTACATTTTTCTTTCTACTTCAGAACCCTGCAAATGAACCACGGTCATTTTGTTTTTTTGTCCTACTCTATCCATTCTAGCAATACATTGTAAGTAAGCTTCTACCGACATTACTGGGGACCAAAAAACTACCGTGTCTGCCCTAGTTAAAGTTACTCCATGCGACGCAGATTGGGGTTGTATAATTAATATTCGAGGGTCATCAAAGTTTTGAAAACGATTAAATATATTTCTTCGTTCGTTAGCACTGACTGAACCATTTATAATCTCACAAGTAAATCCTTGCTTTGTAAGATGAGCGTTTACTAATTCTATAGTGTGTCGATAAGGAACAAATATTAATATTTTATGTTGAGTTTCATCAATAACTTCATTCAAAGCCGCTAGTCTAGGTTTAACATCAAACTCAACAACTTCTTTTTTGTCTGTATATACAGCTCCACCAGAAATTTGAAGAAGTTTAGTTAGGTTACTTGCCGCGTTGACTGCACTTATTAATTCACCTGCGGTCTCGATAAGCATTTGCTCTTTCAAAAGTTTATAATATTTGACTACTTGTGGCGTTAAAGGAACTTCCCTTGTTTGATACATCACTTCAGGGAGATCTAAACAGTCATTCTTATCAAAACGAATGGCGGGTTGCAGTGCTTTAAACACCAAATCTTTTGCGTTTCTTTTTGGAGTCCACTTAAACCGAGTCACTTGATACATTACTTTATCTCTCCAAGCACCACTAAATTTTGGTACTCGTTGAGGAGAAACTAATTTAGCTAATCCAAAAGCGTCTACTGGTGATTGAGCTGCTGGAGTACCTGTCATTAACCACAGTCTTGTATCAGGTTTTACAATTTTTGCTAAAGTTTTCCAACGAGCAGTGGTAGGTGATTTATAAGCATTTGCCTCGTCAATAATAATTAAATCAAAATTGTTTTTAGCGATAGTCTCTCTTACAATACCTACACCATCATAATTAATAGCGATAAAATCAAATGGCTCTTCAATAATTAATTCTCTTTTCTTTTGCGGTCCATGTGCTACTCCTACTGAACGATGCATTATAGTATTTTGTATCTCAGCTTCCCACGCAGAGTACATAATTGATAAAGGNCAGATAACTAAAACTCTTTTAATTTGTCCTAAATTCATTAAATAGTCCGCCGCCCACAATGCCGAAGAAGTTTTTCCTGTCCCAGCCTCGTTAAAACAAAAAGCTCTTTTGTTTATAGACAAAAACTCAGACGTAATTTTTTGATGGTCAAAAGGTGTAAATGTCCCTGGCCATGTGTAGTCTCTTGTAATTGGTGAGGGTAACGGATTACGAAAAGAAACTAATTGATTTAGCTTTGTCATTTCGTTTACACCCCAATAGATTAATACTTCTGCGAGGTTACCTTTCTGTCCTACAACTTCTAATTTTTCTATATTTGATTGTATATGAGGTATCATATACTCAGGGATTGTTAGTTTTACAGCAGTATTATCTATAATTTCCATAGGGTCTTTTCACAATAAATAGTCTTATATAATACTACTTAGTAAGTTTACTGTCAAACCCTATTTTACTTTATATCTTGCTACTTTTTTACACCATTCTAAATATTTAGGTAGTGGGGTAGTCCCTCTAAACGAATTAATTGCCCTACAAACAAGCTGTATGTTTCTAGTAGTGTACGCCCCTCCCGCTTTAATTCGATCTATACTAGCGTTAGTAAAATTTATTTGACCCCTTATTCTACTGCAAGTCATCTTTACTCCTGACAATGCGCAAAGGTATTTTTGTTTTTTTAGTTTTCTAATTAATTTTTTAGGAGTGAGATTAGTATCTTTTTTCTTTGATAGCAAATTTTTAAAGTATACGTGCCAATCTCCGTTCTCTCTTTTATATCGTTGATTAACTTTATTAATTAGGGTGCATTTATGGGAGCAACAAAGATATTTTGGGTGTGAAGCGGTAAATTTTTTATCACACACAACGCACGATTTTTTGTATATTTTAGGTTCTTTGAAACTCACAAGTTTTTACCGAACACCATTTACATAATGGGGTGGGATTAGGAAGCCATTTATCTGTTTCATACGCATAATCTAAACGACTTAAAATTTTTGTAAAAATTGCCCAAGATAAACTTTTATCTTCAACTTTATATTCATCAGTAATAAAAGTCTTGTGCTTAAGAAACATAAGTCCGGCTTTTACTTTTTTAATTTTTGGAAAGTGTTCAAATAACATAAGAGCCATTAGTCTTAATTGTTTGGTATCTGGATAGCGATTACTTCCTGTTTTATAATCCACTACAAATGCATAGTCCCCATCTAAAATAACTAAATCAGCTATGCCTCGCACCCATCTATTTTCATCATGAAAATCACAAACTTTTTTATCTCGTGTAAGTGCCATTTCTAATTCTGTTAATTTCTTTCCCGGAATTTCAATTAAAGAATCTACCATAGACTGAAACCTTTGATAGTTTTTAACAAGTTCTTTACCATCTTTAACATAATTTTCTAAAGCAGTGTGAACCTCTTTACCATATATCATAGCCTCGGATTCTTTTACTGTATAATTTTGCAACACGCGAATCTCATGGTATTGTCTAGGACAATTTTGGTATTGTTTAAGTGATGAAAAACTCCATGTGTAATCTGACATTAATTACAATTCCTTTTTAGTTTGCATGGGAGGTGTGAATCGTAATATCTCGTAGTCCCCGTCTTCATGTCTATTGATTTAATTAATGTGTCTTCGGGAAGATTTATGTGCTTTTGTAATAAACATTTAGAGGCTTTTGCATCAGGTCGATACAAAGATAACCAAAAATGAGCGATCTCGCATGACTCAAAGTTTCCTTGGTACTCCCATTTATCTACTGTAGGGCTAGTGCTAATAACTAATACAAATAAAAATTCAATCATTACCAAAATACCTCCAAGTCTCCATTACGTCTAATAGTATGTCCTTGTAACGTAATCCTATATTCATTAGGAATATATTTTTTTAACTTTGATATGCGGTGAACAACTGTGCCATCATGTACAACTAAATCTCTTTCATTATACGCGAAATGTTGCGGTTGGTGAAACTCGTCAATATAATCCATACCTCCACCTGATACAGGAAGTTTTATAGGAAGCGTAAATGCGTAAGTATCTTGCCCTTCTAATTCTAAAGTTACATGCGGATAATCTTGATGCCAAGTGCCTGCAATAGATAAAAATTTAGGGTCTGAGGGAAATATATGAAATCCGGGCAAAGACAAATCATGAGCTAAATAAAGTTCTTCTTTAAATACTTCTTGTAGAGTTTTTAACATTACCTCATAAAGTTCTCCAAACTCTCCCAATAATATATCGTTTTGCCACAAAGAATCTTTATGGTAAGAATCTGTTTTTCCATCAAGATAAGCGCAACGCCCCAGTGTATAAAAAGGAAAGTCGCTCGATCGAGAAATCCATATTTCTCTTAGATTTAGTACTTTATTAAATACATCAGTAGTGCTTATATCTATAGGTGTAGTAGTAAATGTAGAACTCGGCTTATCTTCCCACTCTATTTCTATATCCATTAGCAATCTCCATAGTTATTAGCTACTCCTGATTCGCATGCAATAGGTAAATCATTCGCCCATTTAGGAGTAGTAGACATTATGTTTTCAATAAACGCTCTAGCTACTTCAACTTCTTTCTTAGGTATTACACAAACTACTGCGTCATGCACGGTAAGAACAGGTTGATACTTTTCATTAATATCAATCATCTGTTCCCCAATAACAATCCGAGCTAACGCTTGTACTACATTCTCTACTACTGAACCGCCCCAAACAGTAATTTCACCTCGTCTAGAACGATATAAATATCTAGCATTAACTTCACTAGAGTCGCGTCTAATATCTGGGTAACGTATGTATAAGCCATTCGGTAACTTAATACCTTTTGGGTTTACTAGCAAGACATTATGTTTGTCTAAATAGTATGGCTTTTTGTTTGAAGGCCAAGAGACTAAATCTTGTAATGCGTTCTCACAAGTACGCCAAAAATTTGTTACTTTATAATTCACATCTCTATAAATCTTTACTAGCCTTTTACACTCGTTCTCATCAAACTCTACCCCCGCACCAAGTTTTAAAACATTTTGTAGCTTTGCAGCACCCGTACCATAGCCCAATCCTAAAATACAAGTCTTACCCACTGCTCGCTCTACCTTGTTACGCTTATCTATTTTTTTGTTATATATCCTACTAGCAAACTCACAATACACGTCTCTACCTTCTCTATACCACTCAGTAACATCTTCCTGACCCGATAGCCATACTAAAATCCTAGCCTCAATTTGTGATGAGTCGCAGTTTATAACTTCATACCCTAAAGGTGCTACAACGGCTTGTTTTAAAGTTTTTTTACGTGCGTCTCTCGACGGTAAGTTCTGAAAATTTACTTTATCTAAACCTGACCACCGCCCCGTGTGTGCTCCGTAGTATTTAAGAGGTATGGGTAGTTTGCTTTTGTTTCGTTTACCAATACTTAAAAATCGCTTAATGCGAGACTCTTCTATGGTTGATTTTGTGCCTAGCCTTACTGCACAAAGTTCTTGTATAAATGAGTCCTCGTGATTCTGTAGTGCAATAAACCCATCATCAGTTTTAGCTAATGCATAAGTTTTTTTGTTAGTCGTTAAGGATATTTTTAAAGGGGGCGACACTCCTAATTCATTAAGTAATTCAGCAAACTGTTTGTTGCTCGCTAATTTTTTTCTTACAGACTCTTCGTCCTTACATTGTAATTTACTCATTAACCCTTGTAACAACTGTTGTGTTTCAATCTTCAGTTCTTCTAATCTTATTTCTAAAAGAGCATCGTTTACTTCTAACAAAGGTTGCGTAAACATTCTGATAGTAATATCAATAAGCTTTAGTTCGTTGTGAGGAAAGTCTTCAGAAAGAATCTGAAACAGTTTATACGTTAGATTAACGTCATTCTTACAGTACTCGCCATACCTATGCAATTCATGAGGTTGGAAGTCTTCCAGTCGTTTACCTTTTGCGTCCAAGACCTCGTGTCCTTTCTCTCCTAAATTATAGTGTTCGGCAAGGAAAGCTAAAGACCCACCAGTGTCTACACCATTGACCGATCGAGCCATGCAAAGTGTGTCTAAATATATATGGGGAGTTATGTTGAATATCATGCTTAAAATGGCGCCGTCAAACAAAGTGTTGTGACACAACAATAAAGAATTGTCCCACTTTACCGCGTCTAAAATTTCTTGTAATTCTTCATGAGAACCTGAATGCCATTTAGATGAGCCGTCATTAATCTTAATTGCAAAACCAATAACTTGAAATTTTCCGTCTCTTATATACTCTTCGGTAGTTAAATTAGATAGACTAAACCCTATGTCATAAAATGTTTCGAAGTCAATCGTTATTAGATTCAAGTTTTTCCTTTTGTTTTTGATTTTTACACAAACCTTTTAAATCAGTAGTGTGAGTACAATACCAATCTCTGTAAAAGAACTTTGCGGGTCCTCCGCATTCTTTACACACTCTCTTTGTCCTATTATATTTTGTTGATTTTGCCATTAGCCATTAATATAACCCTTTACCCCACGGGGTAAGTTTTTTTCTTTGTTTATGTGTTAGTACAGGTGGTAGTTTTAACAATCCCTCTTTTTCCCATTGTTCTAGTATAGATACTGCACACCCCGCATATAAAGCTACTTTTGCTCTTGATGCTTTTGGTTTCCTAGTCATAAAGTCTTTTGCTCTTTCCAACATTGTTTCTAACTCTTCCTTTGAATATGACACGCATTATCCTTTCTTTATTAATTGTCTTAATTTTTGTAAATAAAAATCCGCTTTATCTAAATCTTCTGTTCCATTCTTTAATGCAAATCGCCACACGTACTTAATTACATTAGCAACACACACTGCTACGATGCCAGTAAGATTTGTAGTAGCAGATTCTATTGCGTCTATGCACTCTACCTTTCCTTGAGTGTAATGAGATGGGTGATTTACTTTATCTTTATTCATTATTAAACATGGTAATCAATCGTAGACTCTAACATGTCTACATTTGTCTCGTCAATTACTAAAGCTATACCATTTTGTACACCTATTTCACGTAAGTTTTTTGTTTGTAAAGCCGTAGGTTTATTGCCATTTGCCTTACACTCGATCCCGATAAACTTGCCTTTGTAACAGGCTACAATGTCAGGTACTCCACTACTACCATACCCACCCGTCGAGGCATAAAAGTAATATGCCCCTAGCTTTTTAAGTACTTTGCATACTTGCGTTTTTACTTTCTTTTCAGGTGTCATAAATATTGCCTTTGAATAACAGGAATAATGCTTAACTGTTTCCCTTCAGAACTCCATAAAGCTCCTGCGTCGTTACCCTCGTCGTCCATCATAGGTACAATCCAATGTCCGTCATCAAACTCAATAACCACATTAGACTTTGTCCACCCTAAATCATCTACTTCCTGAGCAGTCATATATCTAATGTGCCTTATAGTCTTACCTACTAAAAAATCACTAATCTTAGCTGTCCAATTTTCTTTTAGTCCTTTTCCTAAATCAGTCTTCACAATTACCCCCTATACAAAATTTATTATTTTTAATGATTTCATCTTCGAGTTCGTTCATAGCGTCCTCTTTCATCATTAACTCTCTCTTTTCATTAAGCCTATCAATCATAGCGTGGTCGGACTCAACAACATCTGCCTGAATCAAAAGACCTCTATCTTGAGCGTGGTCTTTTATAATGGACTTAATATAATCAACAGGCGAGATGTCATCTAATTTTGTTTCCTCTCGCCACCCCTCTACCTTGTTATAAGTTTCCTCATCAAGCTTTATATCAAGAATTGCGTTAAATCTTTTATACTTCATTTCTTTTTCCCCTTGTTATCTAAATCAATACAAAACATTGAGGGTTCTACTTTTACAAACACCCTACTGTCTGGACTCAAAGACTCTAACAAAAATCCTTTCTTCGCATGACAAAGATATTCTTTTTGATCCGTCCAATAAGTATGATACAAATAGATAGTTACAAAAGTTAAAGCAACCCCCACAAAAAAACTAACAGTCATTTCAGTTACTATTCTCATAGTTTCTCCTATGCCACAAGTTTAAACGCCCCATGCAAGTCAAAGACTCCAGTGGGTATAGGTTCATAATCTGAGTACTGTACACAAAACGCTATACAGTCGCTCTCGGAAGCAAAAGCTAACACGTCTTCGATTTTGCTATGGTAAATCTTTATTGCAACAAACAACATATTCATGATTTAAAATCCTCTCTAAAATTAAAAAACGAAATTAAAGCGTACTCCGATTGTATATTTTTGTCAATTAGGTCTGGACATAATCAAAGTGGTTTCCTGTTAGGTGTGGACATAATTGAGGTGGTGTCCTGTCAGGTGTGGACATAATCGAGATGGTTTCCTATCTGTTTACTAAAAATAATAAATTATTGGTAGTAGTACGTACCTATTTTGTTGGAGCTGTTTGTTGAGTTGAATTGATTTTAGTTTGAATCATAGGGTATTCATTCGATTTTGTAGGCGTAGCAAGGGTTTTGGCGAATATGCTGAATAAAAAACTTGCACAATCGCTCCCTAACGAACGAACGATAGCTACTTGATACTCAGGTATCAGGAAAAACAAAACAATATGCTCAGTAAGTCGCTAGATACTTCAGGGGGTTATGCACCCCCCTCGCTTATGTATTGAATATCCTCCGCCATAAACTTTAAGAGCCTAGCTATTTCTTTGCTCGTTAGTNTCGATACATACTCTTGTATCGCTGATTCACTCATGTAGGCAAAGTCTTCGTAGTTGTATAGTTCATCAGGCGTATTGTACCAATCATCATCTAAATATGAGCCTGAATACATNCCACCTAGTCCACCCCNGTAGGTCATCTTAGGTTCAGGTTTTCGCTCAACGGATAGTTTTACGTTCGCCCAATCAATAGAGATAAGTTTATCCCTAAGTTTTACAAGGAAGTTTAGGTCTTGCGTTTCTCTACTCGAGTGTTGATTAACATACCCCACTGCAATATTGGTACACTCAGGAATCAAATGAGTAAATTCTGCCGAGTCGGTATATACGCCCTTATCAGATTTTTTAAATCCCATGCCTAATAACTTAGCAAAATCATCAGCAAACTTATCCGAGCAACATACGTCATTACGCTGATTCGTTATTACCTCGTCTGTTCCCTTCCGGTCAAAACTAATAATATGAGTAAACGATTTAAAATAATCCTCTTGCTCTTCTGCTAATTGTGATGAGCCTATACACCCTTGTTCTTCCCCCCGAAAAAATATATATGTACCAAAACAATTTGCCTTAATCATTTCGAGAAGTAACCAGACACCCGTTCCGTCATCTGCACCTAAACAATCTTGTTGCTCGTCTACAAATGCAGTTCCGAATGAGTCAATATAAACATCTTGGAATATCTGGTCTGGCTTGGTGCTATGTACAGTATCAATATGACACGCCCATAAAATATTAGAATCGGATCGAGCGTTGGTATTGTCATATCGATAAGCAAGTACCTCGCCCGACTTTGAAAGTATTGGCGTAAACGGATTTTCAGGATTCTGCATATACTTCTTAATAAATGCTTTCTCGCCTTCTTGCTCGTGTTCACGTCTGTATGAGAATATTTTGCATATCTCAATAAATTCAGGGTTCGTATTATCATCTCTAACAATATCCCCCTTGTTAAGTATTTCTACCTCGTTTTGTTTTTTTGGAAAAGTCCAATTAAAAGTCATAATTTATTACTCCTTAATATATATAAAAGAAATCGGGATTGTCTTTTGCACACGTCTTCCCGTTTGGTAATTGTTTAACGTCTTTATCCTCGTACATATAAATCTCTAATTGATAAAGATAAAAACCTTTTACGTCTGAGCTCACTCCTGAATAAGTTGATATATCGAATGGTTTAAGAATAGTTTTGCGAGTTGGGTAATATACACTTTGAAATTCAGATAGTTTAGGACTGCCCACCTCTTTCCATTTTTTAGAACCCCAAATAGTTGATTCGTTTACATATCCGTATTTAGTCAACATCATCTGATTTAAATTAAATACGATTGGCTCAGATTCTTGTACACCCTCTCGGTCAATCGCTTTGCTAAATACACAAGTGCCTAAACCTAGTGAGTGTAAAATTTCATCTCTTTGCCCAGTGCTTCTAAGCGAGGTAACATCACGTAAAAAAGGAATTTGATAGTATTCAAATTCGTCCATTGAACCTGAATCATAAAACTCTCGAAAAGTATGCCTATCTTCTGCACCGGTATAAACATTAAACGAACCTCTCCAAACTTTATCAGTTATGTTAAATGGATTTTTATTATCAGATACTTCTGCAAAATATGGCTCGGCGTATTTAACAACACTCGAATCATAGCAAGATGAGCAATACGTCCTGTCATCATCATCATTATATGTATCATCATAATGTACCCGTTCATCACACTCACAACACCACGTATAGTCTTCGTCATCTTCATCTTCATCGTCATATTGATTAGTTCTACCATTGGTATTTTCAAGATAATGGTCGGTCTGGTTTTCACATACCTCAAGATATTCTCTACCCTCAATATCTGTCTCTTGAGCNTATCTAAATTTCTCGCCTAGTGTTTCGTGGTCTTGCCCGTCAATATATGGTGCTTTAAAACAATCGCTATTTTCCAGCCAAATAGCATCAAAAATACAGTAGTTAAAATTTACCTTATTTTCATATCCGTCTGCATTTAATAATTGTTTCATAAATGTACCTACTCGATTTTCTGACGGACTCGGATAAATTCTAATGTAGCCTTTTTCAGACCTTTCATTTTGGTCTTTATTGCCTGTCCTAATAATAGCTCTGGCATAAATTAAACCATGACTATTTTTTAATAAGGCTAGGCGTACATCAGATTGGGGACTAGCATAAGCACCTACGCAAGACTTATCACTCATGCAAGACTGAAAATAATAATCACCTTTTGCAGTATTATCTTTTCTATATGAGTCAATCCACAATTCTTGTTGCTTTTCGATTTGATGTTGAGTTGCGTTAAGTGGGAGTCTGCCCTCGATATAAGATAACTTTAAATCCCCGAATCCTTTAAACGTGGTCAAAAAATTATCGGTTATCAATTTTACTTGCTTATCGGTCATGCCTAGATAATCACTAAACCTTGCCAGATACTTCCCGATAGTAGTAACGATTTCCCGACCACGTTTATAGTCCGCCATGTTTCGATAGTATGCTACCTTGCTTGTATACCGGATTGCATGATGTACCCTTGTGAGGTTATTCAATTCATAAAGCCTATCTATATTTCTATATTCACTCCCTTGCACCAATTCATCGAATGGTAAACCTTTCCAGTCTTCTTTGTGAGCTTTGTCGTTTACCCGTTGAATATCAAAAGGCGTTGTAATTCTTAAACTATCTAAACGTTCAAAATTTTCCGGAATTTGCCAACCAATTCCATACCTCAATTCCTCCATTTGTTTTAATATATCTACTTCTAAAGATTGCATAACATGGTGTGAGTAGTATTCATTACCCCTCAAATATAAACCTAACGAGTATTTAAGATTTTTACCATAGCCTTTTCGATTCTTATAAAAGTCCGAGCGTAAATACCCATAATAATTATATTCGTTTGCTAATTTTTTGGCGTTCGGTTTAGTTAGTTTTGCAAAGTTAGTATTACGCCAGTTCGATTTCATGTACTGTTTAATTGTTTTGCGAGAATCATAGTCCTGAGTATCCAAAGCAATACAAATATTTCTTAGTCTTAGCAGTGGACTCAATTTCTCGTGGTTTCCTATCTTATTATTAAAAACTGGATAAGATTCCGATTCTTTAGTTTTTAGCATAGGTTAGTTCCTTGTAATGTTGAGATAAAAAAATAGCTCTCATAAATCAAAAATAAGAGCCAGAATAAATAAAGCCATAATTAAAGTTAAGCAAAAAGCCAATATTAAATCTAGTCGTTCTGCTTTTTCTAATGGCGTGGGGTAGTCGCTAGAAATTTTATTAAGCCATGTTTTTCGAGCGTGTCTATTTAAATCAGTGAAAAAAATATTTTGATCTAGAAGACTTTTACACCTTTGTTTATTTCTTTGTTTGTCGTTCATGTTTGTTACTCCTTTCGAGGTAAACCAATTAAGCAGCTTATCCAAAAATTTTAATAAATCGGGCCTGATTCGTGCCAATCTGAAAATCTCGAATTCATATAAGCCCCTCTAAGCGATTTAAATTCGGTACTTGATGTCGTACTATTCCCAAATTTAAACCTTTTCTTCTGTTTCGCTTTGCGTATCTTTTAAGCTCATCAGTTGGGGACTAACCCCAAGACAAAAGAATAAAAAAATACCCTAGGGTTTAACCTAGGGTATCGGGTGTTTTTAGTTTGCTAATTCGAGCGTGAATAACTCGGGGTTCTCTTCTTCTCGGATTTCTTCATCGTGACACACTTCTTCGAGGGCGAACCAAGCGAGGGCGTTGTATACTTGGTCGGTAAGGTCGCCATTCGCATTATATAAACCTTGTGCGATTTCATCACCGGTAAAATGTTTTAAACAATTCCAGCTTTTTAGATTCTCGAGCCTATCGACTCCGAGGTCTTCGCTCAGTTGGTCCAGTCGCTTGAATATCTGGTGTTTGTTTCTCTTAGTAAATTTCACGCAATCGGCGGTATATATAAAACCATTGAATCCACCTTCTGCACCGATTCGGTTGATGTCCCTATAAGATTCTCGGAAAATAACCTCTCCGCCGAGTTGGTTAATAACTGCTCGTCTTAAATTGTCCATAATTAAACCTCTCTAAAATTAAAAAATAATACTCTCTGATTATCTGCCTTTTTGGTAGAACTGTAAAGTAAAAACTGACGGAGTTTTTAACTCAATTATTGGCGTTCCTTTTGTGTTCTTTTTGAAACTTTACAGAATGGAAGAGAACACGTTTTTTGTGGATAAGTCTGAGGATAAAAACAGCTGCTGCAAAGATCGCCCGGAATGAGTTAAGTTGTTGTTATTATTATAATTATTTTATATTTTATATTTTATTGTTTATTTTTCTAACTCTGCTTATTTTTTAATCAGCTGGTATTTGTTCCCGTTGTACCCGTCCAAAAGTAGAGCGGAAGGTTTAGAGATTAATCTTCGATACATTGCACAATCAAGACGCTTGATTGCTTTTCTTTTACCCCAATCCCCTAAAAACTAACGGCTACAACGGCTACAACGGGAACAAGCCTTATGAATCAATGAGTTACAAGAGAACGTAGCGGTTTTCTATCTGGCTACAATGAGAACATATAGCCTAAGCCATTGATTCATAAGGCTTTTATTGGTCTGTAGGCGTACGCCTACGTAAAAGACAACATAACGCGTACGCGTACGCACACGCAAACGCACACACGCACACACGCAAACGCACACGCAAAGAAAACAGGTTGAGCCGAGCCGAACCCCACCCTACCCCCACCTACGCAAAATATTCTAGTAGTCACAATATTCTATATACATTCTAATCCGCACAAATAACCAAACGAATTTCTGAAGTTCCGACCCCCCACCCCCCTTACTTTACACATAGCCCCCTATTGATTTAAAAAGGCATATAGAAAAAATTTTCTGCAAAAAAATCTCAAAAACTTCATAACACTGGACCAGTACTATGAAAACACGAATGATTCTTATTACCACATGAACAAAGGGATTCCGTTAGAATACGGGTATGGAAAACATATCTATATATACAGGAATCTTTTTGTTAGCCTTTGCTGGTTGCCTTGCGTTAATTTATTAGTTATACTTCAGTCATAGCTGCAAAATTAATTAAGGTGTAACAGCGAACACATGGCAACAACTAACGATCAAACCTCAGTTACAGACAGTCCATTGCTCAAGCATGCAAACGCCCTAGTAGTGGTGCCTATGATTGAGGACCAAATTCCTATACCTAAATCTAAAAAAGAAGCTATGGACGATATGTCTGTAGATGAAGAAATAGAAGTACGAGCAGAAACTATTAAAGTAGTAGCAGATATTTTAGGAGAACCTATAGAACCTACTACAGAAAACAAAGAAGAAGCAAGCCAAGTAGCTAAACAAATGATGGAGCACCCAGAGTTAAAACCTGAATTTGGTAGTTACCCAAATGAAACTATGGCTTACCTAGCTGGCATGGTTGCTCAAACCAACTGTATGCTAGTAAAAGATATGGCGGATTATAAACTGTATGTTTTAAATAACGCAGTTAAAGTACACGAAGCTACTGACAACCCAAAAGAAAAACTAATGGCTCTTCGCATGATAGGAGAAATGGATGGCGTTGACGCGTTCAAAAGAAAAACAGAAGTAACTCACATTACTAAATCTGGCGACGAGCTTGAAAAAGAATTATTAGAAACTATAGAACAGTTAAAAGGCACAGTGATTGAAGGCGAAGTAATAGAGACTAAGATTAATGATTAGTCATGATGATTTGGAGCTACTACAAAAATCTTTACCTTATATGTCTGAAAGTGATAGAAGAAAAAACTTATTATTATTACAACAATATAAAAAAGAATTAACGCAGCAGAAGGGGAAAGCAAAATTTTTAGATTTTATAAAACATGTATACCCAGATTACAAAGTAGGAGCGCATCATGCCAAGCTTGCTAAACTCTTTGAAGAAATCGCTCAGGGCAAACGCAAACGAGTTATCGTCAATATTGCACCTAGACACGGCAAATCTGAACTCATATCCTATCTGGCGCCGGCTTGGTTTTTGGGCAACCACCCGGCTAAGAAAGTTATTATGGCATCTCATACTGCTGATCTTGCGGTTAATTTTGGTCGTCGAGTCCGAAATCTTGTGGGTTCAGACCCGTATAAGGACATCTTCCCTGATATCAGCCTGCAAGCGGATAGTAAATCGGCATCGAGATGGGGTACTAATTATAATGGCGAGTATTTTGCTATTGGTGTTGGGGGTGCTCTTGCTGGTAGGGGCGCTGACCTTTTTATAATCGATGACCCACACTCTGAACAAGACGCAAAGCTGGGTAAAGGAGATGTTTTTCTTCCTGCTTGGGAGTGGTTTCAGTCTGGACCTTTGCAAAGGCTTATGCCTGGTGGTGCTATTATTGTGGTTATGACTAGATGGTCTAAATTAGACCTGACAGGACAGATAGTTAACCAAATGATTAAGAATGATGACGTAGATGATTGGGAAATAGTAGAGTTTCCAGCAATTTTAGAAGATAAACGTGGAGAAGAAACACCACTTTGGCCCGAGTTTTGGCCTTTAAAAGAATTACAAGCTAGACGAGCAGCTTTGGATGTAAGATATTGGAACGCTCAGTACTTACAAAACCCAACATCTGAAGAAGGTGCGTTAATTAAACGAGAATGGTGGGAAATATGGGAAGAAGAAGATCCGCCTAGTTGTGAATTTATAATAATGACACTTGATGCTGCACAAGAAGCTAATAATAGAGCCGATTACAATGCATTAACTACTTGGGGCGTATTTTTTAACGAAGATACTAATAATTATAATATAATATTACTTAATGCAATAAAAGAACGGTTAGAGTTTCCAGAGTTAAAACAACTTTGTATTGATGAGTACAAAGAACAAGAGCCTGACGCTTTTATTGTAGAAAAAAAATCTAACGGTGCTGCACTTTATCAAGAATTTAGAAGAATGGGTATTCCAGTGGGTGAATTTACACCAGGAAAAGGCCAAGACAAAATCAGTCGGGTAAATGCAGTATCAGATTTGTTTAGTTCAGGCATTGTTTGGGCTCCAGATAGACGATGGGCACGTGAAGTTATAGAAGAATGTAATGATTTTCCAGCAGGAGCAAATGATGACTTGGTGGATGCAACAACTTTAGCATTAGCACGGTTTAGGCAGGGTGGATTTATTCGCTTGCCAAGTGATGAAGAAGATGATATACAGATGTTTAGAGGACACAACAATAAAAAATATTATGCGATGTAATATAAGGATAAATTATGGCAGATGTAGATAAGGGACTATACGCAGCTCCAGTAGGAGTTGAAGAAATGGCTGAATCGGAAGAAGCTATTGAAATTGAAATAGTTGATCCTGAAGAAGTAACTATTAAAGCAGGAGATATGGAGTTAACTATTGATCCTGATGCCATGNAAGATGANGAGTTTAATAAAAACTTAGCTGAAGATTTAGATGAACAATATATGGATCAGTTAGCTTCTGATTTACTTGAAGATTTTACTAATGACCTTAACTCTAGAAAAGACTGGCTAGAAACATATGTTGATGGCTTAGAATTATTAGGTCTTAAAATAGAAGAACGCACCGAACCATGGGAAGGTGCATGTGCTGTATACCACCCACTTCTTTCCGAAGCATTAGTTAAATTCCAAGCTGAAACTATGATGGAGACTTTTCCAGCTGCAGGTCCTGTAAAAACTTCTATTATTGGTAAAGAAACAGACGAGTGTTTAGAAGCAGCTGCTCGTGTACAAGAGAATATGAACTATCAGCTCATGGATAAAATGCCAGAGTACCGACCTGAACATGAAAGAATGTTATGGGGACTAGGTTTAGCGGGCAATGCGTTTAAAAAAGTTTATTATGATCCAGCGCTCCAACGTCAAGTATCTGTTTTTGTCCCTGCTGAAGATATGGTGGTACCTTACGGTGCATCTAATTTAGAAACAGCTGAACGTGTAACACATGTTATGCGTAAAACAAAACAAGAATTACACTATCTACAAGAAATGGGTTTTTATCGTGATGTAGATCTTGGTGAAGCTAACTACGATTTAGATGAAGTAGAGAAAAAAATAGCAGAGCAAATGGGCTTTGATGCTACCAATGATGACCGATATAAAATATTAGAAATGAATGTTAACCTTGACTTAGAAGGTTACGAAGATAAAGATGGAAAAAGAAAAACAGGAATAGCACTTCCATATATAGTTACTATAGATAAAGGCACTTCAGAAATATTAGCTATTCGACGTAATTACAATCAAGACGACAGTATGAAAAAGCGTAGAGAACATTTTGTTCACTATGGTTATATTCCTGGTTTTGGATTTTATTGCTTTGGTCTGATACACCTAATTGGTGGATTCTCAAAATCAGGCACAATGCTATTAAGACAGTTAGTAGATGCAGGTACATTATCAAATCTCCCAGGTGGATTTAAAGCAAGAGGTTTACGTATCAAAGGTGACGATACTCCTATTGCCCCAGCAGAGTTTCGTGATGTTGACGCACCAGCTGGATCTATCCGCGATAATATAATGTTACTCCCTTATAAAGAACCTAGTCAAGTGCTAGCTGCTTTAATGGATAAAATTATTGATGAAGGTAGACGCTTTGCTACTGCAGCAGATATGAAAGTATCTGATATGTCATCTAACTCTCCAGTAGGTTCTACACTTGCCATACTAGAACGAACTCTCAAAGTAATGTCAGCAGTTAATGCTCGTATTTATTACTCTATGAAAAAAGAGTTTGGACTACTTAAAACTATCATTAAAGATTATACCGACCCTAATTATCAATATGATCCATCAACTGGAACACCAGGAGCTAAACAAGCAGATTACGATAAGGTACAACTAATTCCTGTAGCTGATCCTAATGCTGCAACTATGGCGCAGAAGGTTGTGCAGTACCAAGCAGTTATGCAAATGGCACAGCAAAATCCAGATATATATGACTTACCAGAACTTAATAAACAAATGTTGGATGTATTAGGAGTTAAGAACGCTAACAAACTTATACCTGATGATAAAGATATTAAACAGTTAGGCCCTGTATCTGAGAATATGAATATTATTAATGGCAAACCAGTTAAAGCATTTCTTGACCAAGACCATGAAGCACACATTGCAGTGCATATGGCTTTTGCAGAAGATCCTAAAATTAAACAGATGGTAGGTCAAAGTCAAAAAGCAGGGATGATTGTCGCAGCTATGGAAGCGCATGTTGCAGAACATATTGCTTTCCAATACAGAATAGAAATAGAGAAACGATTAGGGGTACCACTACCTCCAGCTGATGAACCGCTTCCAATTGATATTGAAAATGAAGTAGCTAGATTAACTGCAGCTGCTGCTGGAAAAGTATTACAAGATAATACTGCAGAAGAGCAACAAAAAGAACAACAGAAGCAAGCAGAAGATCCAATCTTGCAAATGCAAAAAGCAGAACTACAAATTAAACAAGAAGAAGCTAAAGTTAAAGCACAAAAAACTATGGCTGACATTGAATTAGATAAAGCTAAGTTAGAGCTTGATAAACAAAAGGCTACAGTCGAAGTTCAAAAAGACGTTATGCTTGAGCAAGCTAGAATCACTTCACAAGAAACTATTGTTGGAGCTCAGATTGGAGCTAAAGCAGAGATGGAGCAAAAACAAATAAACACTAAAGAAGTTTTAGAAGGCGCTAAATTAGGAGCAGCAGCAGTTAATAAACAAAAAGATATTAACCTGCGCGAAAAAGAATCTATGGTTCGTAATGAAACTACTGCACATGTGCAAAAGTTGAAAGACGAAACTGAGATAAAAGAAACTAAAGATGAGGATAACACTAACTAATATAAAGGATTAAAATGGCAGAGAAAGAAACGCTTATGCTTTTATCCAGCCAGATAAAAGAAAGACGCAATGAAATAACAGAAGATATGGCTAGAGGCACCGCTGACCTTGCAGGTTATCAACATGCATGTGGACAGATTAGAGGTTTTGATACAGTTCAAATGATGATTGGTGATATGCTGGTGGTGCACAAAAAAGAAGAAGAAGACTTTGAGTCTACTCCTACAGATAGTGTAGTTAAAATAAGCACTAGAAGGAGCGATAAATGAGTATAGACCCTAATATTCAAAGCGACTATATTTTAGCTACACCAGATAAAACTATAGTAAACGCTGGTGGCAAACCAATCAAAAAACCAAAAAACACTAAAACCACTGAAGGTAAACAAGTTAGTGAACAAGAGGCTATAGAAAAAGCAGCTGCTCAACTACCTGATGTTAAAGGCTATCGTATTTTATGTATGGTACCTGAAGCAGACGAAGCTTACGAAAGCGGTCTTATTAAATCAGATGCTGTAAAACAAATACAAGAACACTCAACGGTAGTCTTATTTGTTATGCAACTAGGAGATTTAGCTTACCAAGATGAAGCTAGGTTTCCGTCAGGCGCTTGGTGTAAAGAAGGTGACTTCGTTATAACTCGTGCTTACTCAGGAACTAGAATTAAAATTCACGGAAAAGAATTCCGCATTATTAACGACGATACCGTAGAAGCAGTGGTCGATGACCCACGCGGATACGAACGCGCATAGGAGATTAGCATGGCTGAAATAATTAATGAAGTGCCCGAAGAACTAGAAATGGAAGGTGAAGAAGTTGAAGTAGAATTAAATAAAAAAGAAGGAAAGCCAGAAAAATCTACTGCTGATGTAGAACGCGTAGAAGCCGAAAAACCTAAACAAGAAGAATTAGCTTTAGAAGTTGAAGAAGAAGACGATACTCCCGCCGCTGATAGAGGTAAAGAACCTTTACCTAAAGAAATGGTAGAAGAGCTAGAAAATGAAGATCTAACTGAAGGGTATTCTGAACGTGTTAAACAACGTATGTCTCAGCTTAAAAAAGTGTGGCATGACGAAAGACGAGCTAAAGAAGAAGCAGCGCGTGAAAAAGAAGAAGCTATTGCTTACGCACAGAAAGTCTATGAGCAAAATAAAAGACTTCAAACTACGTTAAGCACAGGCGAAGAAGATTATATTAAGACATTAGTAAAATCTGCGGAAAGTGAATTAAGTTTAGCTAAACGAGATTATCGTGAAGCTTATGATGCTGGTGACACAGAGAAGATAATTGAAGCTCAAGGAGCAATGAATAGCGCTCAAATGAGATTGTCGCAGGCGTCAGCATTAAAACCACAATATGCCCCTTCACAAACTCCTGAAAGTAGTGTAGAGTTTAATCAACAACCAGTGCGTCCTCAAGTACCACAACCAGATGCTAGAGCTCAAGCTTGGCAAACAAAAAATACTTGGTTTGGTAAAGATGAAGAAATGACTTCATTAGCTTTAGGAGTACATGAAAGATTAGTTAGGAGTGGCATAAACCCTACTTCTGACGAATATTACCGTCGTATAGATGAAACGATGCAGAAACGATTCCCTGAGAACTTTGGGGATAATTCGTTGGAATCGGAGAAACCCGCCCAACGCAAACCTTCGAATGT